GCATGGTTCTTAATCAATTTAAAGAACAGGTCTCGATCTCTAAAAGTTAAATACTCCATGAATTCCCTATCAAATCTCTTTGATAGGAGTTCCAATGGTCTGTCCCTAAGTCCAACGTCAAACGGGTTTAAAATCCGTGTAACAGAAGTTCCATAGTTACTTGATAAGAGTAACCTTAGGTCTTCTGAAGGACTAATCCACCAGACTTTCGCTCCAAACGCTTGATTACTCAAGTGTCGAAGTAAAGCTTCAGCGGAATGTTTTCCCAACGGTTTACTAGGCACCTTTTCTGATCTAAGGACAGAAATCGCCCTTTTAACCAAATTATAGGTATTAGAATTATGCTCTAAGCCCCGATAATAATCGAGGATAGAGGACTTTGATAAAAAGTCTTTAACATAACCTTCTAGCAAACCTCTCTCAACATCATTCAGCGAATCTACTACCGCTTTCGAAAGGAAGGGCGTAAGATCCAATGATGGTACTAGTCCAAAAGAATCTGATAAACATATTTTAATATCGTTTATCCGATCTTTTAGTTTCTTCGGAAAGTCTTTGACATCCTTAGAACTAGTTAAAAGTAGTTGTTTTGCATCACCACCCTTACCTATCAAATCTACAATCAACGACTTGATTCCATACCAATGGTATTGGAATCCTGTTATTGACTTCGGCCCAATAGGAGAGTAATCATGTTCTCAGGACAGTAAATGCTTTGCAAATTCGCAAATACCGTTTTCTGAGACAAGCGACTTAGATCTATTTATTTCTAAACCTAAATCGGACATAATACTTAGATAGACATTAGCAACCGCTCTATTCGCGATTACAATATCATCCCCAAGAATGGCATAGTCCTTAAACCATACAACATATCCAGTTCGTCTCGCCGCGATCTGGACTATGAAGTGATGAGATAAGGCTAACATAGCTCAAGAAGACAAGGCCCCCATCGGTTGTCCGACTGAATACTTGTAAGGTTGATCCTTAAAGAATCAATCCCTACCTACGAGGAGACGTTTTCACGCCTCCGCGAATTCGCTGCTAATGAAAAGCGAAAGTATTTGGACCTGGAAATTGATGGGAAGTCTGTCAGTAGCCGCCGAAAGGTCAAAGCTTGCTATATAAGCATCTTTGTTTCTTTCTAACAACTTTGTCACAGGTAACATTTGGTTAAATGTTCCATCTTCCTCGACCTCTCTCAGGATCTTAAATAATAGATCATGTAGTGGTTTTAAGGCAGATTGCGTCCAGATATCCGTAATCGCGAATATCCGAACCTTTCCTGCGGCTTCGAGCTTTTCAGCTAACCTCCCTAATTTTAAAGAGGGTGTATCGAAAACTTCTACATTTGGAGTAGATAGTTCTTCGTCTAGTGCATGCAATAAGGGTAAACCCGTATATGCACACACCGTTTTTAGCGATTCCAAGATATCAGGGGAACGTCTCAATGCCAAGGCATCGAGTAATGAACCCAAGATACTAGGTCTCGCATTAGGACCAGAGGTGTAAAGTGGTAGTAACTGACCCGAAGGTTTAAGTGCAGTCATCTTTTCCCTTCTCATAAATGAGAACCGATTAGATTTGAACTCTTCTATTATAGAATTGATCTTTCGACCAAACTTTCCTTCATAGACACGGTCTACTTCATATTGAGGTAGCCCATCTATTTGTCCCGTATGGGGTTTATAAATTGTCTCCAATTTATAAACGGGCCTAGCATACATCACTCTATACAAACTTAAAAGCGATAGAACAAACTTAATCACCACAGGATCTTTAGCCTCTATTAAGAGACGGAGACTACCTGGGATGATCAGAGGAAGTCCTCGACGAGTGGCTATTCTGACTGGAGAAACCCCAGCATCTTCACCAACTAGTTGTTTTGCTACTAAGCGGAAACTTTCTTTCAAGAAAGTAACGCAATATCCTTGACCAGATTTCGACCATAAGGTAGAGATCCGGGAGGACATTAGCAAGCAACTAGCCCTATGTTTAGAAAGAGAAAGAAGCCATACTAGGATCAAAGTATATGAAAATAAGGAACCTTTATTAAGGAACCCTGTAGTCATAGCCTTTACCCTATTTAAGTGTTTGGGTGAAAATTGAAGCAATTTAGTTTTCATCTAACATTTATAAGTATAGTATCTCCTCTTAATCATGTCCACTTCTTGGCGGGTGGAGCGATCTCCTGGCCACCAAGGATACCAATCTTCAGGTATCTTAGGATTCTCACTAACAGTGTTGGAGTAGACTGATAGTTGGCACCAACCACAAGATTAAACTTGTCGGAGGCCTGAGTGTGGTAGCAATCCAGCTCCCCAATTAATGGGGTATTTTGGTTA